TTGGCTGATTAAATAGGTTTGACTTATAAGTAAAACTGATTATAAAGTGACCAAGGCCCACGGATAGCTGATATCCGATTACCTCGGGAAGTTGCCATGACTGACGAAATCATCACTCCTGCCGCCGTACCAGTTGCAGCGCAGGAAGGGGCTGACAGCCCTATTGCCGATGTTGGAGAGAGCGCGACGGCCGCGTTGGAAGAGTCGCCTGCGAAGGTCGAAAAGACCCCGGAGCAGAAGCGACTTGCTGAACTCGCGTATGAGGCCCGAGAGGCCAAGCGCCAGCAGAAGCACGAGACGGAACGCCGTGAAGCAGTCGAGCGCGAGCTTGAGGAGTTCAAGGCGGGCAAGGGTAAGGCACCGACTGCGGACGCTTTCGAGAGCTATGAGGACTATCTGGACGCACGAGCCGACTGGCTTGTGACGCAGAAGCTCCAGGAGCGCGAGAAGGCTACAGCAGGCGAGGCCCAGAAGGCGAAAGCCATCGAAGATACAGAGCGCAAGGTCGCCCGGGTCCAGGAAGTAATGGATGGCGGAGCGGAATCCTACAGAGACTTTCCTGCGACGGTAGAGGCGCTGAATGCGTCCCTGCCTGATCCGGACAAGCTCCGTGGGGCCCTTGATACCACGCTGGAATCCCCGAAGGCGTCCGACATTCTGTATTACCTCGGCAAGAATCCGTCTGTGGTTGCCCGGCTGGCTGCTATGTCCCCTCTCAATCAGGCCCGCGAGATCGGCAGGCTCGAAGAAAAGTTCGAGTCCAAGAAACTGACTGCGGCACCTGCTCCCGTTACGCCTCTTAAGGGCAATGGTGGCCGCGTTACCTCTGACAAGCCGCCCGCTGACCCTGCCGAGTACAGGAAGTGGAGGGCAAGGCAAAAGTGAGATAAACCATGAGCAATACCCTGCTGACCAATGATTCGATCACCAATGAGAGCCTTTCGGTTCTCGAAAACGAGATGGTATTTTCCAAGCTCGTCAACCGTCCTGTCGACAAGATGTTCGGCAACGAAGACAACCAGGAAGGTGATTCCGTCAAGATTCGCCTGCCCGATCGCGGCACTTACCGCTCCGGCGCGACCTTCACCCCTGACGACATCACCGAGCGTTCTGTGACGGTGACGCTGGCGCAGGGTGGCGCTGACTGCAATTTCACGAGCAAGGAACTGGCGCTGGATATTGCGCAGTTCTCTGAGCGCGTCCTCAAGCCGCGCATCGTGACCATCGCCAATGAGATTGACCGCCAGGGGCTCGCGCTCTACAGCAATATCGCCAGCCAGGTGGGCACCGCTGGCACTTCGCCCAACGCTTCCAGCTTCATCCTTGATGGCGGCGTTGTGCTGGACGACCATTCCGTACCCAACGATGGCAAACGTTACGCGCTGCTGTCGCCCAAGCACAACGCTTCGATGGTCGGCGGCCTTCAGGGCGTCTTCAATCCGCAGGCGGTCATTGGCGACCAGTACACAAAGGGCCTGATGGGCAAGGATACGCTCGGCTTTGACTTCTACAAGTCGCAGAACACCCCGTCCCACACTGTCGGCGCGCTGGGCGGCACTCCGCTGGTCAACGGCACGACTGCCTCCGGCGCCACTACGCTGGTCACTGACGGCTGGACCGCCGCCGCTGCCGACCGTGTGGCCGTCGGCGACGTGTTCACCATCGCCGGTGTTAATGCGGTCAACCCGATCACCGGCCAGAATACCGGCCGTCTGATGCAGTTCACCGCGACCGCTATCGGCGCCTCCAGCGGCGCCGGCGCCATGACCATCAGCATCAGCCCGACCATCACCAGCACCGGGAAGTTCAGGAACGTTAGCGCCCTCCCGGCTGACAATGCCGCTCTTACCTTCACCGGCACCGCCTCCACGGCCTACAGCACTTCGATGCTGTTCCACGAGGAAGCGTTCGTGATGGCAATGGGGCAGCTCCCCGTCGTCGGCGGCACTGACATGTGCGCCCGCAAGTCGTACAACGGAATGAGCATGCGACTGGTTCGCGCCTATGACGTAAACAACGACAAGCTGCCGACCCGTCTCGATGTGCTGTTCGGCTGGGTCACCGCCCGCCGTGAGTTCGCCTGCCGCCTGGTCGGCTAACTCTGACTCCGGGGGCTTCGGCCCCTGGATTCTCTCTTTTGTGAGGATTTGAATCATGGCAAATGAAAACTACGAAGCAGTCGGCTCCCCGGACGGCGCGATCATCGGCAAGAGCGACGGCAAGATTGCTTTCTTCGGCGGCACTCCTGCTGTGAAGGCTACCGGCTTTACCGCTCCCGCTGCGACCGCCGCGACCAGCACCACCCCTTTCGGCTACTCCGAAGCGCAGGCCAACGCCATCCTCGTCTGGGTGCGCGCTCTGGATGCTGAACTTAAGGCGAAGGGCATCATCGGCGCTTAAGTCTCTCCCCGGCTCAAGGATGAGCCACCTATTCCGTTTCTGAGTTGAGGGTGAGCATGGCAACGTCTCTGGACATCATTAAGTCAGCGCTCCGCCTTATCCGGGTTCAGGATGCCGACGAAACGCCATCCGCGTCAGATGCCAATTCGTGCCTGTTTGCCCTCAACTCAGTTCTAAAAATGTGGGCGGCGCAGCCCTGCAATATCTACCAGAGCACTGAAATCAGCCACACGCTGACACCGGGAGACGGCACCTACACCGTCGGCACCGGGCTGGATATCGCGTACAACATCACGCGCATCGACCAAGCTTTCATCCGCGATGGCACTACGGACCTGGGGCTTGAGATTTACAGCGACTCGCAGTATCAGGACATTCCGGTCAAGTCGAATCAAGGCACCCCGCTCGCCATCAATTACGAGCGCGGCTCTGCTGTGCGTCTGTGGCCGGTCCCGTCTACTACGCTGACGCTGCGCCTGATCGCGCTGGTGCCGTTCACCGAGCTTGCCCTTAGCGACACCATTGTCTATCCGGCAGAGTACCAGCAGGCGCTCCGTTACAGCCTTGCCCGCGATATTTGCAGCGAGTACGGCGCGGCATGGACGGCGGAGCTTGAGGCGAAGTATCAGGAGGCCATCGGCGTCATCAAGGCTATGAATCTGTCGCAGGCGCTTACGCCGCTACAGTTCAACATGCCGGGCCAGCGAGCTAGTGACCTTGGCTGGTGGGTCCGGAGCTTGCAGTCTTGAGGCTCTCGCTGGTCGGCCCCTCGTATCAGTCGCGCTCGCTGCCGTTTAGCTGCCAGCGCACGATTAACCTCTATCCCGAGGCGGCAGAGGCGACGGCGCGTGACCAGTTTGTGATGTACGGCACCCCCGGCATTGTGCAATGGCTGGATATCGGCGGGACGGCCGGCTGCCGTGGCGCCATCTACATGGACAGCCGCATTTATGCCGTGATTGGTACGACCCTCTACAGCATCATCGAGGACGGCACCTATACCAACCTCGGCACCATTGGCGGCACTGACCGGCTGTCGATGGCGATGAACGGCTTTCAGGTCTGCATTGTGTCGTTGCAGGCCGGCAGCTTTATCTACTCCCTTGGCGGCGGACTAGTCCAGATTACGGACTCCGGGTTTTTCCCGTCGCAAGGCGTGGTGTTCCTCAATCAATACTTTGTCCACGTCAAGCAGTCGTCGCAGGTGTTCCAGTTGTCGTCCCTGGCTGACGGTACGACCTATAACGCGCTCGACTTTGCCTCTGCCGAAGCGAACCCGGACCTTATCGTCGGCCACCTTTCCGACAATGGGGAGTGTTGGTTCTTTGGTGAGTCCAATTCGGAAGTCTGGACGAATACCGGCGCGGCTTCCTTTCCCCTGGCTCGCGTGAACAGCGCTGTGCTGCAAAAGGGCATTGCTGCCCGTGACCTCTGCGCCCGAATGGCTAACACGGTGTTCTGGGTAGGCAATGACCTGTCGGTGTATGCCGCGCAGGACTACCAGCCGTCGCGCATCAGTACCCATGCCATAGAGACGCAGCTTAATAGCATCGACACAAGCGACGGCTATGCGCTGACGTACACGCAGGAAGGCCATAATTTCCTGATCCTGACGTTCCCGAATGCTGGCCAGACGTTCGTCTATGACGCGACCAACCGGCAGTGGCACGAGCGCTCTAGCCGTGTCGGGACGCTGGACCGTTACTGGCGTCCGTCGCATATCGTGGAGGCGTTCGGTCGGCTGTATTGCTTCGATTCCTTTGGCGGCAAGGTCGGCTATCTGGACCTCGACACCTACACCGAGTACGGCGGCACCATCATCAGCACCCGCATCACGACCGTCTACAGCGCCAATGCCAAGCCCGTGATTATGTCCAGCCTGCAAGTCGTGGCAGAGACTGGCGTGGGCCTTGTGTCCGGCGATGACCCGTCAATTCTGATGAGCTACAGCGACGATGGCGGCCGGACGTATACCAACGACCGCGAGGGCTCGCTCGGTGTTGTGGGTCAGTACGGCACTCGCGTGAAGTGGAACCGGCTTGGGCGCTTCTATCAGCGCGTGGTGAAGCTGACGATATCCGCCCCTGTTCGCCGGGCCATCATCAACGCAGAAGCAGAAGTGGAGGCGCTCCGTGCTTAGGATTCCGTTCCCGCGATTTGAGGCCAGCAAGGCGCTGATTCAGCTCCTGCAAAAGATCATTGAGCTTGCCCCGCACACCCATTACTTCGAGGGCAACCCCGAGGGCAACGTGGTGGGCGACGTGGGCGACCTCAGCATCAACAAGGGCGGCGGCGCAGGCACGACGCTGCACGTCAAAGAATCCGGCAACGGCACCAATACGGGATGGGTGGGAAAATGAGCGTAATTGGCGATATTGCAGGCGCAGTCGGCGCAGAGAAAGGCGAGGACGCACAGTTTGCCGCCTCCCAAGCGGCGTTGCTTGAGCAGCAGCGAGCCCGTGCGGCAGCTATTGGCCAGTATCAGCCCTATGCCGACTTCGGCGCGGGCGGCATGGGCACGCTGTCGCGGCTGTACGGCCTAAACGGGCAGCCTGCGGATATGTCGGCCTTCCAAGCCTCCCCGGGCTATCAGTTCCGTATGCAGCAGGGTCAGAGCGCGATTGAGGGCGGCGCGGCTGCTCGTGGCGGCCTGTACTCGGGTGCGACGGCCAAGGCGCTGAATGACTACAGCCAGAACACCGCGTCCCAAGAGTTTGACAACTACGTCAATCGGCTGTTTGGCATGACCAATATCGGCCAGAACGCGGCGTCCGGCATTGCCAATGCTCAGATTGGGCAGGCCGGAAACATCGGCAACATCTACGGCCAGATTGGGCAGAACCAGTCTGACGCCATCAAGTCTCAGTGGAATGCGTGGGGCT